TTATTGCTCCCCAAAAATACTTCTAATATCTTCTGGGACATCATCAATTGTTAGTTCGCCACTATTTAACATTTTCTTTATTCTCTTTATTTGTTCGAAACTAGTGGCTAACTCACTGCGCTGCTCTTCACTTTTATCTCCGTATGTATTATCCATTGCATCCATCTTATCAGCTTGAGGATATTCGAAAGATAGCCTGAAATTGTTTTCAACAACCCTGTTGTATTCATTGATCAGAACGTCCATGCCTTCACCCACTCCACAGACACGTAACCATGCTTTAGTTCTTGTTATCGCTGTAAATAATGAATTTCTTTTTTTACCAAGTTCATACCCGCCTTGATAAAATTGTGAATTCATCACATAGACCATAGCAGCTTCATTACCTTTAGCTCTATGAATGTGTGTAATAGCTATTGAATTGTCTTTGAAAATAACATCTCTACTCGTGTCTTTTCCGACAATATGGCAATTAATATTTAAATTTCTCAACTCATAAATTAAATGTGCTGATTGCTTGGGCATTGTGTATGGAACTGGATATATCACTAGTATATCGCTTGCCTCAAGTTCTTGATTTTCTAGGTTTTCCTTGATTTGATTAGCAACCCATTTAGCTTGTAGTTCATTTGAGTCATATTTATTAACGATTATTGCATTATCAGGGTCTATAAGATCATAAAAGAAATCAGGAGTTCTATCTCTAGCTCTTTGTAATGTTACTCCAGAGCCAAGCCTTAGATCCCCGCCAACGGTCTCAAATCCTATATTATTCCAAAATGAAGGTTCTCTAAACATTTTGACCAATCCATCTTGGCGATAGATCCCTAGTCCAAAACTTAATGCTAAAGTAAGTGTCCACGGTGGGTTTCGATAGCAAATTGGCAATAAAACATCTTGCTGAGGCTTATCTTTTGCGTTTTGTAATGTTACGAGGGGGATTGAGTTTTTATCTGTACCAAACAATTTTTCAGGAGGTAACATTTTATACTCCCCTAAATTTTGTAGTTCATCATATGCCCAAACAACTCTAGTTGGTTCTTTTGTGAATTTATAGATCAGCTTAAAAAATTCTTCTGGGAAATCTTGGGCTTCATCGATTAAAACATAATCATAAATTGGTTCGTACTTTATATCCCCAATAAATTCTAATAATTCCTTACAGATTCCTTTAAACGCATCATCTCTACCATACTTTGTTTCAGCAGCAGACCAACTCAATGAAGCATAGCCTATATGTCTACAAATTTCAGAGTATACACCTTGCTCTGCACCACCCCATGAATGCTGTATTGTTAAAAAAGAATAATCTGGTTCATCTTTTTTATGATCAAAATAAAACTTTTCAATAAGCCTTTTGAATTGTTGGTAAAGAGTTCTACTCTGAAAAGTTACAACTATCCTTTTGTTTTCTTCAAAAGCATGGAGATATGCTGCTTTCATCGCTAGAATTATTGTTTTGCCCGATCCTGCAAGGCCTCTAATTCGTTGTGGTTTGTCAGGACTTTCAATTGCAGCTTTTTTCTGCCATGCATCGAGGTTAGCAATTTCCCTTTCAATCTTCTTCATTACACCGCCATATGAATCTTCACGTGTAACGTTATTTCTTTTTTTGGCTGGTTTTAATACGTCTGTTTTTTGAATTGTAGCGTTTATTTGTTTAAATATAGGCAAGCTAATTTCATTAAAAGAGGATATTTTACCTATCAAAGAGTTAATTGTTGAAAAGGAGTCATCGCTTTCATCGTTGCTTCTAATGGTAATTACATTTATATCAAATGCAAGATCTCTTCTATTCAATAATTCTTTTTGAGAAAGGAACTTTTGAAAAACACCGCGGTATAATTCGTCCTGATAATTGAAAATAGTTTCAATGTCACTTTCATTGAAGTTTGTTAAATCAAAAATAACAACGCCAAATTCTCGAGTAATAAGCATCGCGTCTGTAAGTACTGCTTCATTGCCAGAGTCAAACATTGGGTAACCTATATATAGAGTACCTTCAGCTTCCAGCTTCGAAAGACACTGAACTAATTCATCAACAGCAACAGGATTGCTTTTTTTACCAAAAACAACATCTAACATTGCATTCTCCTAAATAAATTTATCAAAGATGAATTTACAATAATTGTGTTTGAGTTCAAGTTCTTATTTATTTTACTGATTTTATTGTCAAATTAATACTTACTAAGCTGGTTAGCCTTGATGAATCTTACTTAGTGGGTTAAGCAGCATTGCTTCCGACAGATGGTCAGGTGCAAAGTGTGCATACCGCATTGTGACCTTAATATCTGAATGTCCCAAAATCCGTTGAAGCACAAGGATGTTGCCGCCATTCATCATGAAATGAGACGCAAAGGTGTGGCGTAGAACATGGGTCAGTTGCCCAGCAGGTGTTTCAATGCCAGCACGTTGCATAGCTTTTCTAAAGGCGGAATAGCATGGTTTAAAGAGCGCCTGCGCTTTCCTGCTCATTGGCAGTTCAGCCTGTAATTTTTCAGTTATCGGCACTGCTCGGTTTTTCTTGCCTTTAGTTTTTACATAGATGATCTGACCCGTGCGGATTTGGTTTCCTTTCAACCCTTCCGCTTCACTCCACCGTGCACCAGTTGCGAGACAGATTTTAACAACGGCCGTTAAGTCCTCTGAGCGGCTTTTTTCACATTCGGCGAGTAACGTGCGGATTTCCTCAAGGGTGAGATAAGCCATCTCGGATTCACTAATTTTAAACTCGCGCACGTTCTCTAACGGGTTCGGTGCAGTCCATTCATCAAACCGGCGCAGCTCGTTAAACATGGCTCTGAAATACGCCAGCTCTAAATTAACCGTGCGCGGTGTAACAGTCTTCACTCTACTGGAGCGGGTGATCTTCCCGCTTAAGCGCTGCTCACGATATGCCGCAAAGATTTTCGCATTGAATTCTGTAGCGAGTGGGTTTCCCATCGCCTTACAGGCGAATGCCATTGTGGTTCGTCGCTTCTTACCATCTGCTAAAGTGATGCCATGCGTGTTGAACCACAATTCAACCAGCTCAATTACCCGGCGCTTATCTGTTTTCTCTCCAAGCCAGGGCCTGTCTTGAGCTTGTTCTTTAACGTACTTCTCATAGGATAGTGCTTCGCCTTTCGTCGCAAACTGGCGACGGATACGTTTTCCATCCCGTCCGTTGGGGAAAACCTGCGCTTGCCATTTGCCGGAGGGTAATTTACTAACAGCCATTTCTTTCCTTAAAAATATTCAGTGCGAGCGACCACCTTCCCCAGCACTTTGATCTCTTCTGCTTTACATTCAAACGATGCTTTGCCGTTCTCTACGCGGATACGTCCGCCGGGGAAACGATAAAGTTCCTTCACGCTGACAAGTCCATCTATCTCAATCAACCAAAGGCCATCGGTGACTTCGGCCTCAGTTTCATCAACCAAGAAGGTCTGTTTCTCAAATCGGATCAGTAATGGCGCGTTAACTTCACCAGGCAGGAGCTGTGCATCATACCCAACCCAATCTGATGGTGAAAACTTCCCATTTGTGATGTTCTTGAGTTCGATTTTCGTTGGTGAACTATCCTGATTTGTGATGTTTGAATCCCCACGCCCATAGGTTAACCACTCTAAAGACGTACCCGTCTCCATCGCGCAAATCAGCACCCAATCGGCAGGAAAATTACCACGCATTATGCGGTTAGCCATTGTGCTCTGTGATACATCTAAGTGACGACACAGAGCCTGACGCGATGAAAAACCATATGCCTGAACGATACGCTCAATGGGATCTTTACCACCCTCTGGTAAAGTTGGTGCTTTACGACTCGTAAAATCTTTCGTTGACCTTTCCAATTTGTGATCCTAATATTCACTCGTCGTATCAAGACGTGTTTAATAGTGATGAATAGAGTTGGCTAGAACTCAACAGAGGATAGTGCATCATGACCCGTAAACTTTCAATGCGCCCTTCAATCAATCTTGTAATCTCAGAACCCTACATTACCGTAGAGGAGTTCTGTCGCCGTACGGGTTACAAGGAAGGCACCGTTCGCCAAATGTACCGCGAAAACCGTTTACCTATCAGGAAGAAAGAGGGCTTAAACGGACTTATCGAAATCAACATGGTTGCTCTCACTATTGAAGCCGCTGCTGGCTGCGAAATCACAATGCAAGCCTGATAAATCCATTTTGGGATAAAAAGGAATTTCCAGCATGTTAGATTTTCGCGTTTCGTCACATGCACATTTCGATGATGCATGCAGAAAGTTTGCCGTAACTCATAACATCAAAGAATTGGCAGTTAAGGCAGGTATCAAGCCGCACACTCTTTACAACAAACTCAACCCGGAACAACCGCACCAGTTAACACCACGTGAGATCTGGTTACTGACAGACCTCACCGAAGATTCAACGCTGGTTGATGGTTTTCTGGCTCAGATCCATTGCTTACCGTGCGTGCCGGTTAATGAGCTGGCGAAGGACAAGATGCAAGCCTACGTCATGCGCGCAATGGCTGAGCTTGGCGCTCTGGCTGGCGGCGTAGTGTCAACAGAGCGATTAACCCAGGCAAAAAAATACAGAATGGTTGAAAGCGTTAATTCAGGCATTCGCATGCTGTCTTTAACAGCGCTCACCTTACAAGCGCGCTTCCAGGCTAACCCGGCAATATCCAGTGTCGTTGATACCGTCAGCGGCCTGGGCGCATCTTTTGGGCTGATGTGAGGTGAGCATGTTGAATAACGAACCTTCTTTCGCATCACTACTCGTTAAGCAAAGCCCGGCTATGCACTACGGCCACGGTTGGATCGCAGGTAAAAACGGCACGCGCTGGCATCCGTGTGTCTCTCAGGCTGATTTGCTGGCTGGCCTTACCACCCAAAAACAGGAGGGCTCATGGCTATCGAAGCCGTTTCTGCAACTGTTCCGCTGAAAGCTGGTGCCCGTATGGCTGGCCTGAATCATATCGCTGAGATTCGCGGGCGGTTTTGGGGGGATAGCTGGAAAGATGTCGAGCAATTCGTCGCGAATATGCGCGATACACGCGACCCACAGCATGAAGACAACGAGCGCGCACTGGCCGCTATTTTCTTTCTGGCAAAAATACCGGCAACTCGTCACGGGCTCAAATTAAGTGAGCTGACTACTGACGAGAAAAAAGCGCTTATTTCAGCAATGAACCATTTTCGCGCAGTCGTGAGCTTATTTCCCAAACGGCTAACCATGCCGAATTAATACCAACAGAAATTCAATGGCGTAAATCCGCCGGGCATTCTTTTGCCCAAATTCAGGAGAAAGCAAAATGCAAAATATCGAAACTCGCAATTTTGAAGCTGATAACGATGTACTGGTCAGCTTGCTTAATAAAGCCAAAAACGAAGAGCGCCGAGACCGCGCTTTAGCCGTGTCTATCCGTCTTGAGGCGCTGGCTATCCATATCACTAAAAAAGGCCTGAGCGGTAAAGAAGCTGCGGAGTTGCTGCGGCTTGAAGCTGTTCGCTACGAAAACGAATCTCAGGAGCTCCACTGATGGCCGATGCAATGGATCACATCCAACAGCGTGAGCAGGAAGAACGCGAGCGCCATATCAACAACGCACGCAGCCGTATAAGCGCGCCATCGCGTTTTATCTGCGAAGAGTGTGAATCACCAATCCCGGAAGCCCGTCGCATGGCACTTCACGGCGTAACCATGTGCGTTACATGCCAGCAACTAACTGAGCTCAAATCTAAACACTACAGGGGCGTATAAATGAGCAATTCACTACAAATAATGACTAAATCCGGTATCGGTATTTTGGATAAAGTCCGTCAAAACATCGCGGAGTTTTGGCCGCGTCAGCATGCCACATCCAGACTGGATGAATGTCCCCCGAAAGAATCGAAGCTACAAACTTTGAAAAAACTTCGGGAACGGCAAAAAGCTCCGTCGCCAACGGTAAATGCCGGGGATTTCCAGAGCGATAAAATTCAACAGCCTGGCGAGTACAGCGAGCCGACACATGAATATCTGTCGATACTTCTTCCCAGGTCTGCCAGTCATCCAGTTGAGATACTGGGGTATGCAAATAACGTTGATTTAAAATTTGTAAGGCGTGCTGAACATGTGTTGACCATTCTTCGAGTGGTTTCCAGCTATGTGGACAATTCCACTCAATTTTCCGACCTAGCTCGCGCCGACCTGCTACTGAAAGAGGTAGCCGGTCTGTTATGTGGCATCGAGTCTCAGCAAGAAAAGCATCGCAAACAACCAGCATGTCGGATGCGGAAATGATCTTCATTGGTTCTTTTTTGGCTTCGAAAGCCGTCATTTCAGTAATCAAATCAACATAGCGGTGTTGGGTGGGATCTTCTTCAGTGAATAAAGTCATAGACACTCCCTTCTCTGCAAAGGCTACGGATGAGACTGATTATGCCTATGTATGGAATTTTCCAAAACAGGCAATAGCCAGCCCATACCCAACCTATGAAGAACAGCATCGCCGCGATCATATGATTGCGGCGTTGCTGCATGCGCGCAAAGCGTTATCGCTTCAGCCTGAATGCGTCCGTTATGACGTGTACCGCACCGCCGCCACGCTGGGACAGCATCACGACAGCCAGCGAGCCAATGCTTTTTTAATTAGCTTTTGCAAAAAAGCATTGCCGCGCCTTGAGCTGGTCGCCAAAAAATATAAGTCCACCGGCATTAATCACGATGTCTCTACCGCCATTTTTAATGGCCATTTTGATACCAGCGTGTTGCAATATCTGGCCTCACGCCTGGTGAATATGGTGGCGCGGTTTAACCGGCTCCCGGATATGTCGAAAGCCGATATTGACCTCCTTGCCGCCGACATCGCGAATTTTATTCGCGGTGAGCTGGCGAATAATGACGACACCGATGCCGGAGAACTTAAGGCGCTTTATCGCTGGTATATGCGCGCCGGTATGATTGCGATGCAATTCAATATCACTCCGCCTAATTGGGAGCGCGTTACAAACAAATATGTCGGCCAGGATGAAATCGCACCGGCGGTAATGCGCATGTTTAATGAAACGTGGTGGCGTGGCCGCTTGCGCCGTGTTGCATCTGCCTGGCGCGAACATCTGCAAATTGCCGTTGGCAACGTCAGCAAGAAAAAACACGCCTATGCCAGCAAATCATGCGTGACAGACTGGCGCGAGCAAAAGCGCCGAACCCGCGAATTTCTGAAAGGTCTGGAGCTGGAAGACGAAGACGGGAACCGCATCAGCCTGATAGAAAAATACGACGGCTCGGTCGCTAATCCGGCCATTCGCCGCTGCGAGCTGATGACCCGCATTCGTGGGTTCGAAAATATCTGTAATGAGCTTGGTTATGTTGGTGAATTTTATACGCTGACCGCACCGTCGAAATATCACGCCACAACTAAAGCGGGCTACCGTAACCACAAATGGAGCGGCGCAAGCCCGTCCGATACGCAGAATTATTTAACCTCTCTCTGGGCGCGCATCCGCGCCAAACTTCACCGCGAAGAAATCCGTATTTTTGGTATCCGCGTCGCCGAGCCACATCACGACGCAACACCACACTGGCACATGTTGATGTTTATGCTGCCGGAAGATGTCGAGCGTGTTCGCAGGGTTATTCGTGATTATGCGTGGCAGGAAGATGAGAGCGAGCTCAGCAGCGATAAAGCCAGAAAAGCCCGTTTTCACGCCGAGGCTATCGACCCGGAGAAAGGGAGCGCAACGGGGTACGTTGCTAAATACATTTCCAAGAATATTGACGGCTATGCGCTCGATGGTGAGAAAGATGACGAAAGCGGCGAATTGTTGAAAGAGACTGCTCCCGCTGTTTCAGCCTGGGCAGCTCGCTGGCACATCCGGCAATTCCAGTTTATCGGTGGCGCGCCTGTTACGGTCTACCGTGAATTGCGTCGCCTGGCTGACACCGAAACCGCTCACGGTCTTAGCGTGGAATTTGCCGCCGTTCATGATGCCGCTGATGCCGGTGACTGGGCGGGCTATGTCAACGCACAGGGCGGCGCGTTTGTCCGTCGTGATGATTTACAGGTTCGCACACTCTATGAAGCGCGCACTGAGTACAACCAGTACGGCGAGGAGACGGTCTGCATTCGTGGTGTATACGACGCTACGGTCGGCGCAGGTTCGCCGGTTCTGACACGTCTCACGCAATGGAAGATTGTCCCGAAACGTGCATTTGATTTGGCCGTTGACCTTAAGGGCGCGACCGCGCCCTCTCGGAGTTCTGTCAATAACTGTACGGGGAGCGAAAGCGATCCACCGACGCTGGATTTATCAAAACCATTAAATCGATATCAGAGACGGCAGTTAACTAACAGGTTAAGGGATAAAAAGCCGACCGAGCGCCGCAATTTTATCCACGGAACGCCAGCGCAGGATGGAGCGATAACAAGGACGATTGACGAAATACAGCTTTTAACCGGCATCACTATAAGCCGGTGCGAAGCGCTGCACTTAATGGCGCATGGCAAAAGTTGTTTTAACGGAAAATGGTGTCGGGGATCCGAAGCGGGAGAGGTTTTCCCGACCTTACCTTCTGAATATGAGAGGGCAAAAAGCATTTTGCGTCGCGTTGCCGCTTTAGCTTCAAAACAACCATAAATTCATGAGCTAACCTCTACGTATCAGAGCATTCTCGTTTACTTATAAAAAACATTTTACATTTAGAAATGAGTAATATACTGTACATATAAACAGTATATTTATATGTGATTGTGAGTAGCAAAGTTGTGATGGGAGGGAAGATGCAAGATTATTTTTCGGAGTCGTTGAAACTTCAGCGCATTGATTTTTTTATCAAGCTTGTAGCCGCGAGTGAGTGCAGCGACGAAGATAAGCGGATGGCTATCCAATGGGTTTCAGAATTGACCGACGAATTAATGGCAAAGATTCGCAGTCATGACTACAGCAAGTCGATGGAAGCGACTAATTGAGGGGGATCTTTATGCGCATTGAAATAATGATCGATAAAGAGCAGAAGATTAGCCAGACACCCTTCAATGCCCTTGAAACCGAGCTTTACCGAAATTTTCGCCCTTTGTATCCGAAAACTGCAATACGTATCCGTAAAGGCGGTGCCAATGGTCTTGAATTAAGCGGATTAAAACTGGATGAAGACAAAAAGCGAGTAATAGAGATTATACAGCAGGTCTGGGAGGACGATAGCTGGCTGCATTAAGAAACGCTGCAACACGATAACTTATGTATCGTGTTGCAGGGTTGAGCAACGAGCAACGAGAGGCGGTAGAAAGAAATTATCAATTGATTGGCAATCCTAATACCATCTATTATATTTTACATAAAAATATGAAACGATAATAATCCATGTAAAGGTAAGAATTCCAAAGTAATCAGGTATGAAGCGAGCAAATATATAAGCCCCCGCCACGATAGCTATCAAGGGGATATAATAAATATATGATTGCAGAAACCATAAAATTGCGCGCTTCATCTTTTTAAAAGCTCATATAAAGCATCGCCGATTATTTCCTCATTGTTTCCGCCTGATTCAACTTGATAAATTATCTTCGTCATTTGTGGCTCAATAAGGAAATAAAGCATCTCAAGGTTTTGTTGGTACAGCGCCTGATAATAAGCTGCGTCCTGAAACTTGAGTTTGTTAGCTGCCATAGCTGCTATTTGTGCCTTTGAATATATTATTGCACCGTTAACATACATTGATGACAATGAGTTAACCATCCTGATATGTGATTCGTGAAAGTCACCGCTACTAAGTACAAGCTTTGCGATAGTCATGGATAGAGCTAGTTTGCTGGATTTCTCTGCATACTCATAAGCCTTGTCGCCAATTTCCTTTTTGAGGAATTCGGCAAGGCTGGTGCTCTTTTGTTCACCAAGTTTTTTAAGAGTTTTCCGAAAATAAATCTCAACCATATCCAGAGCGACATCGTTTCGATTATAGATTTCGGCAAGTGCCAGTGCGAGACGGCGGTCTTCATTTATTAGCTCGCGACAGGCGTTTCGGTAGTAGTCGTCTGGTATTAAGCATGAACCATAGTTGATCATACGCTGCGTGCCAAGCTTCACATTTTCAATAGTGCGCATATTGGTCGCATGTATTTCGCGTAATGCTTTCGTTAACGCTAAGGCTAGCTGTTTGTCAGCTTGAGCCTTCATTTTTAAGTAGCTTTCTGCCATTTTAATTTCCCTTGATATAACATTAACAATCAATAATTGATCATCATCGTCAGAGGGGGCAAGGAAGATAATGAAAAAAAGCGGTAAGGTGATAATTTATATTTTAGTGGTGATTATTTTCTTTCTAACTATTCCAGAGATCGTGATTCGTGTTCTGACACCGGAACAGTTTGCACGTCTGAGTGATTTTACAAGCATGGGGGGATTGTTCAGTCATCTCCTTTCAGTACTGATTTTCCTTGGTCTTGCGTCAGTTTTGTTGGGTCTGCTCGCGATTTTTTTAACAAAAAAGATTTACCGACATTTAACCCGCTCCAGAAGCTAATCGACATTTCTTGATCGCTCCTGTGGGCAACGCCCATCATTCGCATGCATTAAGCGCATTATTTTGCATGCATTCGTTGATTTTTTTAATCGCTATCAAGACGAGCTGGAGCAAGGATCCAAGGGGCTGATGCAACTGCATTAAAACCGACCCATAAAGCGGGCAGGCGAGGCGGGGAAAGCACTGCGCGCCGGAGGTGTTATTTATTTTTATTTTCCAGCCCGTCAGCGAGGCGGTGCCGCCATTCAATGGCTGATGATGAGCAAGGGGAGCGGGAGAATAATGCGCGCCGTGTGCGGGCGCTGGCGCGGTCTGGTGAGGGGCATTAAAAAGCCGCCCTGCGGCGGCAGTGGTGGGCTATTCGTTATCGGGGTCGAGCGAGTATTTCTGGAACCGGATAATTTCCTCGCCCGCCCACTCGTTCAGCTCCAGGAATCGCGATTGCAGCGGTATCAGCTCGTTGCGTACAAAGACCTTTGCCACCTTCTCAACGTCACCGATTGAGCCCGCATTCTCTGGCTTGCCGCCCATCAACTGGAACGGGATGCGGTGCGCGTCCAGCAGGTCGCCCGCGCTCACTTTCTTGATATTAAAAAAATCATCTTTGGTGGCGACTTCACTCAGCGGCACGATTTTAATGCCGTCGGCTTTTCCGTTCGGCGCATAGAAAAACAGGTTCTTGAAATTGCCGAGCCCTTTCGAATCCCGCATCGCCTTGCGCAGCGCTTCGACGTCAGTGCTGCTTTGCGCCGCATCCGTCACGTACATGATGTAACCCGCGTGTGCGCCGTTCTGGTAATACTTGCGGCGGAACAGCGTCGCCGATTCATTCAGCCAGGCAGAATTAAGCGCGCTTAGATATTCCGGCATCCCGTAAATCTCCTGGTTAATATCCGGCTCCAGCAGGTGGAACACGGAACCAGGCGCAAACTGATGCGGTTTCGTGAAGTTCTGAATATACCAGTAGGTATCCTCCTCCACGCCGCGCCGGGTGTATTTTGCCGGTGAGGTTTCATATTTAACCGGCTTGTCGGTGTAGCTCCGGCGCTCCTCAATAAACGCGTTGCCGAACACCATATAATCGAGCGCAAAGCGGCTGAAATCCTGACGTGATAACAGCGGGTGCGGGATATACGTCGACACCAGAATGTTGCGTTTAACGTACACCGGCGAGCTGTGGTGAACGGCGGCGCGCATACTTTTCGCCAGACCCGAAAAACTTATCGGCGGCTCATACCACTGGCCGTTGTGGATGCATTCGACATAATCGAGAATTTCGCGCTTATCCAGCACCGGCACCGGCTCGCCGAAGGTAAACGCCTCCATACTCTGCCCGGGAGCGGCGCTGTGCTGGCGCGGTTTCGGTGTGTATTTTTGCTTTTTATTTTTGCTCATCAGTTGAAGTCCAGAATGGAGGAGGATTGCTGGCCGGTCGCGGCGGTCAGTGGTTCGTTAATCAGTACGTGCATGGTCGCCCAGGCGAGATCTGCGTGGCTGGCTTCCTCGGTGCGGCTGGCCTCATAGGTGGCGCTGCGCCCGCTGCTGGTCATGGTTTTGCGGATGGACATAAACGACTGCGTGATGTCGGTGGCGCTGACGTCATATTCGAGGCAACCGCGCGTGATGGTGTCTTTTGCCTTGAGCACCATTGCGGTTTTCATTTCCGGCGTGTAGCGAATGTCACGCGCTGCCGGGTAAAACGAGCGCACAAGCTGGAACACGCCCTGACCGAGCCCGGTCGAGTCGATGCCGATGTATTCCACGTTGTATTTTTGCGTGAGCTCGCGAATGGACTCGGCCTGTGTGGCGAAGTCCATCCCTTTCCACTGGTGGCGCTCCAGAATGCGAAATTTGCCCCCGGCAACCACCGGCGGCGCGATAACCACGCACCCGGCGCTGTCGCCACGGTGTGACGGGTCGTAACCAATCCACACCACGCGATGCCCGAATGGCCGGTCGGCGAATGGCTGAAAATCCTCCCATTCCTCCATGCTGTCGACCATGCAGCGTTGCAGCTCCTCGAACGGAAACACCGACGCCTTGTCATCGACAAATTCACACATAAACAGGTTGCGGAAGTCATCCGCACTGTTTTCCCGGCGCAGTGCATCCAGGTCAAACAGTGTACATCCCCCGGCGAGCGCGTCCTCAATGGTGACAATCTGCCGCCACTGACCGTCAGCACATGCCACACCGCGCGCTAACGCCGCGTGGCTGATATCGATATCAACCCGCTCGCTGGCGCTGGCGCGCCCCCGGTTAAACAGGTCGCCTGACCAGAACGGGTACGCACCGTGACCGAGCGAGGAAGGAGTCGAAAAATAGGTCGTGCGCAGGTGTTTTTGCGACGCCATGCCCGACGCCACTTTGCGCAGTTTCTGGAAGTTGGGGATCCAGAAAATTTCGTCGACATACAGGTCGCCGTTATGGCTCTGCGCGGTGTTTGAATTGGTGCCGAGAAATAACAGCTCCGCGCCGTTGTTGCCGATAACAATCGGGTCGCCTGACAGATCAACATCGACAAGACGGGCAAAGGCGATGATGTATTTGCGGAACACATGCGCCTGTGTTTTCGACGCGGATAAAAATATCTGGTTCTGGCCGGTTTGCAGGGCGCGTAACAGCGCCTCGCGGGCAAAATAAAACGTCGCGCCAATCTGGCGGGATTTGAGTATGTGCCTGATGCGGTGCTCCAGCCCGGCTTTGTGCCAGCCGAGCTGATAGGCGAAAGACTGGTCGAAGAAAATCTCCTCCAGTTTTTCGATAGCCTCCTCGCTGAAATAGTTCTTTTTCGGCTTCCTGCGCTCCCCCTTGTTGCGGTTGACCACGTTCGGATTCAGGTCGGCCTCGTTGCCGGTCTGGCCGTAACGGTTGATGCGCGCAAAGCGCTCCATCTGGCGCGCCAGAAAATCAGCAACCTTGAAATCGTGCGCGGTCAGCTCCGGCTTGGCATAGAGCTGGATTAACCGCGCTTCTAGGGTATTTCCCACCCGGTCTAACGGGGCGGTGTCGTCCCATCCGTCGCGCTGTTTCCAGCTCTGCACCGTCGGGCGTTTGGTCTGCAACATTTCCGCGATTTGCGGCACGGAAAACCCCTGCCAGTACAACAGCGCCGCCTGTCGTCGCGGGTCGTTCAAGAGTGTGGTGTCGGTGGTGATGGTCATGCCTGCCTCGCCGTCATGAATACAGGGCAAGGCTACTCAAGCGCGACCGGTGATTCGCTAAGCCGCTGATGTGCAGGGGGCAAGCCATCCGTGACTGATGGCGAACCAGCGGACGAGCCGGGAAACTAGCCCCTGAAATCAACGTGACTCCTTCACACACAATCAGGACTGCTGACGATGGCAAAAAAAGTCTCAAAATTCTTTCGTATCGGCGTCGAGGGTGACACCTGCGACGGGCGCATTATCAGCGCGGCCGATATTCAGGAAATGGCCGATTCATTCGACCCGCGTGTTTACGGCTGCCGCATCAACCTCGAACACCTTCGCGGCCTGCTGCCTGACGGCGCTTTCGCCCGTTACGGGGATGTGGTTGAGCTGAAAGCGGAGAAAATCGAAGACGATTCCGCGCTTAACGGCAAGCTGGCGCTGTTCGGCAAAATCGCCCCGCTCGACACGCTGGTCGATATGGTGGCGAAAGGCCAGAAAGTTTATACCTCCATGGAAATTCAGCCGAATTTCGCCAACAGCGGCAAATGCTATCTGGTTGGCCTGGCCGTCACTGATGACCCGGCAAGCCTCGGCACCGAATATCTGGAATTCTGCCGCACCGCAAAACACAACCCGCTCCAGCGCTTCAAGGCCAGCCCGGAAAACCTGTTCTCTGTTGCCACCCTGGCTGAGCTGGAATTCGAGGACGCGCCCGAAACTCTGCTGAACAAACTGACCGACTCGGTGAAAGCCATTTTCAGCCGCCGCCAGTCCTCCGACGATGCCCGTTTTAACGACGTGCATGAAGCCGTGACCACGATTGCGGAGCGCGTCCAGACCAGCCAGGACAACGCCGAAACGCGTTTCTCGTCGCTGGAAACCGAACTCGCCACGCTCAGGCAAAACGTGACCGCTGAGGCCGCCCGCACCTCGGAGCAATTCAGCGCCATCACCGCCACCCTGGACAAAACACCGGGTAACACGCAGCCGCGCCGCAAACTGAGCACCGGCGGCGACGGTGCTGCCGCTGCGCTGACCGACTGCTAACCGGCCTCCCTCTTTCATCACAGGACAAACGACATAATGCGTAAAGAAACCCGCTTTAAATTTAATGCCTGGCTGACCCGTCTCGCTGAGCTTAACGGCGTCGGCGTGGACGACCTGAGCAAGAAATTCAGCGTTGAGCCGTCAGTGACGCAGACGCTGTTTGACAAGATCCAGCAATCCTCTTCGTTCCTGCAAAAAATCAACATGGTGGTGGTCGGCGAGCTGACCGAGGAGAAAATCGGCATCGATGTCAACGGCACGATTGCCAGCACTGCCGACACGTCGAACGGCGTGGAGCGCAAGACCGCTGATTTTTCGAAAATGGACGCTTACCGCTATTTCTGTCAGCCGGTGAACTTCGATTTTCACATGAAGTACAACAAGCTCGATTTGTGGGCGCGTTTTCAGGATTTTCAGACCCGCATCCGCGACGCGATCGTCAAGCGCCAGGCACTGGATTACATCACCATCGGCTTTAACGGCGTAAGCCGTGCGCCAACCTCAGACCGCCAGAAAAACCCGCTGTTGCAGGATGTGGCCACCGGCTGGTTACAGAAGTACCGCAACGATGCACCGGAACGCGTCATGAATAAGGTCGTCGACGACACCGGCGCGGTCATTTCCACGACCATCAAGGTCGGTAAGAAAGGGCATTACAAAAACCTCGACGCACTGGTGATGGATGCGCACGAGACGCTGATTGCCGAGATCCACCGCGAAAACCCGGAAATGGTGGTCGTGTGCGGGCGTCGCATCCTGACCGACAAATATTTCCCGATGATCAACAAATTCCAGCCGAACACTGAACAACTGGCCGGAGAGCTGATTATCAGCCAGAAAACCATCGGCCAGTTACAGGCAGTGCGCGCGCCGTTCTTCCCGGCGAACAGCATTCTGATCACCACGCTGGATAACCTCTCGGTCTATCTGTATGAGGACGGCCACCGCCGCCACATCATCGAAAATCCGAAGCTCGACCAGGTGGAAAACTACGAGCAGGTGAAAGTCGACTTTGTGATTGAAGATTACGAAGCCGGTTGCCTGATTGAAAACATCGAAATTCTTGAGCCGGAAGAAGAGGAAACCCCGGAAGGCACCACCGCCACCGTGTTTGCGGCGGCAATCGTTGACGCCATGAAAACAATGATGGCCGGTAACGCCGCACCTGCTGGCGGATCCGACACCGCCACCACTGGCGAAGGAGCGTAACCGATGGCGAGCCCCGCACAGCGTCACGCGATGCGGGTCTCGGCCATGCTGGCCGCGCAGCGGGAGAACGGCCCGCTGCGCCATGCCACGGCTTACGAGCAGATGCTCGTTAAGCTGGCCGCAGACCGCCGGACGCTGAAAGAAATCCACTCGAAAGAGCGTAAAGCCGACAAAAAGCGCGAGCTGCTGCCGTTTTATCTGCCGTGGGTGACGGGCGTGCTGGAGAACGGCACCGGCGCGCAGGATGCCATTTTAATGACGGTCATGCTGTGGCGTCTCGATGCCGGTGACATTCCCGGCGCGCTGGAAATCGCCCGCTATGCCCTGCGCTACAACCTGTCGATGCCGGAGAACCATGCGCGCACCGTGCCTTACATGCTGGCCGAAGAGGTGGCGCTCGCTGCCCTGCGCGCCCGCGATGCCGGTCAGCCGGTCAGTGCGGCCATCCTTCTCGACGTCATCAGCATGACCGCCAAAGCCGACATGCCCGATGAAGTGCGCGCCCGGCTGCACAAGGTCGCCGGTCTGACACTGCGCGATGCCGGTCAGCTCACTGACGCCATGACGCATCTGCAACGCGCGATCCAGCTCGACCGCAACGCCGGAGTGCGTAAGGACATTGAGCGACTCACGCGCGAGCTGAATCCGAAGCCTGTTGCCGCAAAACCCGCGCCGAAAGCGGCGACACAGAAAAAAACAGCCACACCGGCGAAACGAGGGCGGGGACGCCCCCGCAAAAACGCCGGTTAACAGAATGCGCCCCGCGCCAGGGCGGCACGCCGGTCAAAGTGGGTGTTTCACCTTATCTGCGACCGGTGTCCACCGCCCGCCTTTTCAGAGGTAGTCATGACGACGCTGATTATTAATAAAAACGAAGAGCCGCAGCCGGATAACACCGTGGTCATCCCGCCGCCTGCGGGCGACGAGCCGGTGATTAAAAACACGTTTTTCTTTCCCGACATCGAGCCGAAGCGTGTGCGCGAGCTGATGCGCCTTGAGCAGACTATCGCCCCGGCACGGCTGCGCCATGCCATCAAAACCGGCATTGCCGAGACGAACGCGGAGCTGTTCGAGTACCGCGAGAGCCAGATTAAGGCGGGCTTTGCGCGCCTTGCTGATGTGCCCTCGGATGATATCGACGGCGAGAGCACGCGGGTTTTTCATTACCAGCGCGCCGTCTGTGCGATGGCAACCGCCACCCTGTATGAGCGTTATCGCGGCGTGGATGCAAGCGCGAAAGGCGACAAAAAAGCCGACAGCATCGACACCACGATTGATGAGCTGTGGCGGGATATGCGCTGGTCAGTGGCGCGCATTCAGGACAAACCGCGCTGCATCGTGGGGCAAATCTGATGAAGGTCATCGCGCATCAGGGCGACACGCTCGACGTCATCTGCGCCCGCCATTACGGGCGCACTGAGGGGGTATTTGAGGCGGTGCTCGCTGCGAATCCGGGGCTGGCTGAACTCGGTGCGGTGCTGCCTTACGGCACGGCGATTGAGCTGCCGGACATTCAGGCCGCGCCCGTACAGGAAACGGTGAATTTATGGGACTGAGTATGGAAAAAATCACCTCCTCGCTCGCCTACTGGATAAGCGTCGTGCTGACCTTCTTTGGTGCCATGACGCCGCAGGACTTTGCCGCGTATTTCGGCGCGCTGGGCGTCGTGGCGACCGTCGGGGTGAACTGGTATTACCGGCGCAAAAGCTACGCGCTGTTAGCGCTACAGCTCGGACAGAACGCCCTGAGCAGTAAGGAGATTAACAATGTCATCAATCGTTAAGCGTTGCAGTGTGGTCGCGGTGCTGACACTGGCGGCACTGTTGCCTGATTTTCGTTTACTCCGTACCTCCCCGGACGGGCTCGCCCTGCTGGCAGACCTTGAGGGATGCCGTCTGCGTCCCTACCAGTGCAGCGCGGGGGTATGGACATCAGGCATCGGCCACACTGCCGGGGTCGCGCCGAAACGCGATATCACGGAGCAGGACGCGGCAAAAAATCTTGTCGCTGACGTGCTGAACACGGAGCGCCGCCTTGCGGCCTGTGCGCCGGTCGACATGCCGCCGCAGGTTTACGACGCCGTGGTCAGTTTCGCCTTTAACGTCGGCACCGGCGCGGCGTGTAAGTCCACGCTGGTCTATTTCCTGAACCAGAAAAAGTGGCAACAGGCCTGTGACCAGTTCCCGCGCTGGGTCTATATCGATGGCGTCAGAAATACCGGGCTGGAAAACCGCCGCAAGCGCGAGCGGGATTACTGCCTTAAGGGGGCGGAATGAAAACGCTAATCGTGTTGCTGATTCTGACCGTCGTCGGCCTGCTGTGGCTGCGCCATGAAAACGGCACTCTTCGCGAGTCTTTTGATAAAGCCAGCCGCGTCGCCAGCGAGCAGAAAACGACGATTGGGATGCTGAAAAACCAGCTCATTATTGCCAGTGACCGGGCGGATAAAAACGAACGGGCGCAGGTGGATTTACGCCAGAAGCTGAATGCCGCCGGTGAGCGCGAAGCCCGGCGGGAACAGACCATAACGAGGTTGCTCAATGAAAACGAAGCCTTTCGCCGCTGGTACAGCGCTGATTTGCCTGATGCTGTGCGCCGGTTGCACAAGCGCGCCGCCTGCGCCAGCGCCGGTGATTGTTTACAGCGGCTGCCCGAAAGTGAGCCTTTGCCCGATGCCGGGAAGTGATCCGCGTACCAACGGCGATTTAAGTGCGGATATCCGCAACCTTGAGCGGGCTTTAGAAAGCTGTGCGCTTCAGGTCGAAACCGTCAAACAATGCCAGGATGATATCGATGCTCAAACCCGACAGTCTGCGAAAAGCCCTGATTAATGCCGCGCCGGTGCTTACCACTAACCCCGACATGCTTCGCCTGTATGTGGACAGCGGCAATATTGCCGCCACGCTGGCGACGTCGCTGTCGTTTGAAAAACAGTACACGCTGAATGTGGTGGTGACGGATTTTACCGGCGATTTTGATTTGATCCTCGTGCCGGTACTGGCCTGGCTGCGTGAGCATCAGCCCGATATTCTCAGCACCGACACCGGGCAGAAAAAAGGCTTTGTCTTCGAGGCTGATATCAATAACGACAGCAGTTTCGATATCAGCATCAGCCTGTTACTGACCGAGCGAACGCTGGTTGATGAGGTTGGCGCGGCGCTGCATGTGCGGTGCATCCCGGAGCCACCGCCGCCGGAGCCGGTGACGCGCCCGGTCGAGCTGTATATCAATGGCGAACTGGCGAGCAAATGGGATGAATGAATTTAAGCCCTTTGATGACAGGCTCGCGGGGCTGCTTGCGGCAATGTCGCCCGCCGGACGTCGGCGACTGACCATCGACATTGCGAAAAAGCTGCGCCAGCGCCAGCAACAGCGGATTAAATCGCAAAAAGCGCCTGACGGTACGCCATACGCACCACGAAAAAGCCAGTCACTGCGCGCAAAGAAAGGCCGGATTAAGCGGCAGATGTTCGCGAAGCTGTGCACTAACCGCTTTATGAAAACGAGCGGCAACGACAGCGCGGCTGTGGTGGAATTTACCGGCAAAGTGCAGCGCATCGCGCGGGTGCATCAGTATGGGTTAAAAGACAAACCAGGGCGCAAGAGCCCAGAAATTCAGTACCCGGAGCGACCATTGCTCGGGTTTTCAGAGGAAGACAACCAACTGATAGAAAGCCTCATCATTGAACATCTTGCGGGTTAAAGCTGTGCCATTTCTGACATAACCGCTTCAAATTGCTGCCGGGTGAAACCGGCGGCATTCTTCGTTGTATGAACACACTCGCAAACATTAACGAACTTGCCCGCGCCATCCGCAATATGGTACGCACCGGCGTCGTGGTCGAAACCGATCTCGCTGCCGGTCGTTGTCGTGTGCAGACTGGCGGCATTATTACCGACTGGCTCCAGTGGCTGACCCAGCGCGCCGGTCGTTCCCGTACGTGGTGGGCTCCGTCTGTCGGTGAACAGGTGTTAATTCTGGCCGTCGGTGGCGAGCTTGATACCGCGTTTGTGCTGCCCGGTATTTTTTCCGATGAGAATCCCGCCCCGTCGGCTTCGGCGGATGCCCTGCATATTGCTTTCCCTGATGGCGCGGTTATCGAGTACGAACCCGAGACCAGCGCCCTGACCGTCAGCGGCATTAAAACCGCCGACGTCACCGCATCCGAGTCCCTCACCGCCACCGTGCCGGTGGTAATGGTGAAAGCCTCAACGCGCATCACGCTCGATACGCCGGAGGTAGTTTGTACAAACAAGCTCATCACCGGTTCGCTGGAAGTGCAGAGAGGCGGCACGATGCGCGGCGACATCGAGCACAGCGGCGGTGCGCTGTCGTCCAACGGTAAAGTGCTGCATACCCACAAACACCCCGGCGACAGCGGCGGCTCGACAGGAGCGCCACTATGACAGCCAGTTATATCGGTCTGCGCCGCAGCACCGGCGGGACAATCACCGACGCGGAGCACATCAGCCAGAGCCTGAGCGATATCCTGCGAACGCCGGTCGGCTCGCGCGTGATGCGCCGGGATTACGGCTCGCTGTTGTCCTCCATGATTGACCAGCCGCAGACCCCGGCGCTGGAGCTGCAAATCAAAGTTGCCTGTTATATCGCGGTGCTGAAATGGGAGCCGCGCATCACCTTAAGCGCGGTGACCACGGAGCGTCAGTCTGATGGCCGCATGGTGGTCAGCCTGACCGGCGAGATTGCCAGCACCGGCGACGCCCTTTCGTTAACCATTCCTGTGAGCTAACACCATGCCGATTGTTGATTTAAGCCAGCTCCCCGCGCCGGATGTGGTTGAGGCGCTGGATTACGAGAGCATTCTCGCTGAGCGCAAGGCAACACTGGTTTCACTGTTTCCGGCGGAGCAACAGGACGCCGTCGCCCGTACGCTGGCGCTGGAATCCGAGCCGCTGACCAAATTTCTGGAAGAGAACGCCTACCGGGAGGTTATCTGGCGGCAGCGCGTCAACGAAGCCGCCCGCGCGGTGACGCTGGCAAGTGCTGAGGGGCGCGACCTTGATGTGATGGCCGCGAACAACAACACCTCACGGCTGACCATCACCCCGGCAGACGATACCGCCATCCCGCCGGTGACGGCGGTGATGGAGTCCGATGCCGATTTGCGCCTGCGCGCCCAGCAGGCGTTTGAGGGGCTCAGCGTGGCCGGTCCGGTCGGTGCCTATGAATACCACGGACGCAGCGCCGACGGGCGTGTCGCTGATATTTCTGTTGAGAGCCCGACACCGGCCTGTGTGACCATCACCGTGCTTGCCCGCGAGGGTGACGGCACCGCTGCCGGTGACCTGCTGGCCGTGGTGGAAAAGGCGCTCAACGCGGATGACGTGCGCCCGGTCGGCGACCGCGTGACGGTGCGGGCGGCGGAGATTGTGCCGTATGCGGTGGCCGCCACACTCTGGTTTTACCCTGGCCCCGAAGCGGAGCCCATTCGCGCCACGGCTGAGCAGAAACTGAAAGCCTATATCACCGCGCAGCACCGGCTTGGTCGCGACGTTCGCCGGTCGGCCATTTATGCCGCGCTGCATGTTGAAGGTGTCCAGCGCGTGGAGCTGAGCGAGCCGCCAGGCGACATCGTGCTCGGCAAACACCAGGCGTCCTGGTGTACCGGGTACAGCATCACAGCCGGGGGTAACGATGAATAGTGACCGGCTGTTACCTGTTGGCTCATCGCCGCTGGAGGTGGCCGCCGCAGCCGCAGCGGCTGAGATTGCCCGCGTTCCGGTGCCGCTGCGCACCCTGTGGGATCCGCAGACCTGCCCGACTGACCTGCTGCCCTATCTGGCGTGGGCGCTGTCTGTCGACCGGTGGGATGCCGACTGGCCGGAAGCCACGAAACGCCGGGTGATAGCAGCCTCGTTTTTCGTCCATCAGCACAAAGGCACCATCAGCGCCCTGCGCCGCGTGGTGGAGCCGCTCGGTTTTCTTATTGAGGTGCGCGAGTGGTGGGAGCTTAACGAGGAGCCCGGCACGTTTCGCCTCGTAGTGGGCGTGCTCGACGGTGGTATCACCGATGAGATGTATCAGGAGCTGGAGCGGCTTATCAATGACGCCAAACCCGCCAGCCGTCACCTGACCGGGCTTGCCATCAGCCTGAGTACATCGGGTGAGTGTTATGTCGACGCGGGAAGTTATACCGGAGACGAGCTGGTCGTTTACCCGTATTTACCTGAGGACATCACCGGCGGCGGGGAATATTTTCCGGCCTCGGCCATTCATTTTATCGACAACGTGAGAGTAAGCGCATGACCGCGAAATTCTTTGCCATTCTGACCAACCAGGGCGCGGCACTGCTGGCAAACGCCACCGCGCTGGGTACAAAGCTCAATATCACGCAAATGGCCGTCGGCGATGGCAACGGCACATTGCCGACGCCGGACGCCACGCAAACGAAGCTGGTTAACCAGAAACGCATCGCGCCGCTGAATATGCTGAGCGTTGACGCGAATAACACCAGTCAGATTATTGCCGAGCAGGTTATCCCCGAAAACGAGGGCGGTTTCTGGATCCGCGAAATCGGTCTGTATGACGATAACGGCGTGTTAATTGCGGTCGCCAACTGCCCGGAAACCTACAAGCCGCAGTTACAGGAGGGGAGCGGGCGCACCCAGACCATCCGCATGGTGCTGATTGTCTCCTCGACCGCTGCCGTCACACTGAAAATCGACCCGTCGGTGGTGCTGGCGACGCGTAAGTATGTCGACGATAAAGTGATCGAGGTGAAAGCGTACGCTGATGAGGTCATGAAAAAGCATCTCGCCGCCAGTGACCCTCATCCTCAGTATGCGACGAAAGAAGCGGTCAACGCCAGGCAGCCGCTGGATAAGACGCTTTCTGAACTCTCCGGCAAAGATGTCAGTGAGCTTATCGATTATCTCGGCGCGCTGCGCAGTGATGGCGCGTCATACGCCGGTTTTGAGCTTGGCCGGGTTACTTCACCCTATATGCGACACCGGACTTCAAATGACATTGTCCGGCTTGCGACTGCTGCCTTTGTGCAGGAAAAACTTGCCGACCTGATTGCATCTGCCCCCGAGGCGCTGAATACCCTCGGCGAGCTGGCGGCGGCGATAAATAACGATCCTCAGTTTGCCACCAACATGATGGAGGCCATCGGGGGTAAGCAACCGCTGGATAAGACGCTTTCCGACCTTGCCGGAAAAAAGGTGGCTGAACTTCTCGCGTATCTCGGCCTGAGTGATGCCGCCCATACCGGCGATGTTTTACTGGCTAACGGTAATCTCTATGAAATCGCCGCCCGTGGGGCACCTGCGCAGCGTGACGCGCGCAACAACCTTGCGCTGGGTTCATCCGCTGTGCTGAATGTCGGAACCGCCGCCGGGCAGGTGCCTGACATGAGCAGCCAGGGCTACAGTGTCGGGGTGGGCTATGGGGTGCAGTATTTTCCCAACGGCCTGATGAGGCAATGGGGGATTTCGCCGAATGTCGGCGGCTCAGGAGCCAGCGCCGCAGTCACTTTCCCGGTGCCATTTCCTAACGAAGTCTTAAGCTACCGGCCAGCGCCCATTTCAGACGTCTCGCCTGCTTACAACATGTTCATGATTTCAGATGTCTCGAAAACGGGCATGAAAGTCTGGGGTGTTGCCCGTATCACAGCGAGCGGACCATCCATCACGAATATCGCAGCCAATACGCCTTGTTACTATGAAGTCTGGGGGCATTAATGACCACGAAATATTTTTACAGTCCCGCTCAAAACTTGTTGCTCTCTGAACAGGATAAACCCTGGTACGATGCGCGCGGTGCCTGGCCTGATGATGCGCGCGGAATTACCGAAAAAGTATTCTCGGAATTTTCAGGGACGCCGCCGGAAGGGAAAAAACTGTCGGCTGAAAATGGCTCACCCGCGTGGGCTGATATCACGCCGCCGGTTAAATACTTCTTTTCGCCGTCCCTGAATCTGCTTTACTGCGACATTAACCGCAGTGCCTACGAAACAGCGGGCTCATGGCCGGAGGATGCCCGCGAGATTACCCGTGCGGTATTCACTGAATTTGCGGGCACTCCCCCGACGGACAAGGTCAGAAGCGCAGACCCTGACGGGGTGCCTGTGTGGGCGGATATGCCACAGCCAGAACACGCTGAGCTCGTGGCGCGTGCTGATGCGCAGAAGACCGCGCGCATTGCTGATGCCAGCGCATACATTAACACTCAGCAATGGCCGGGCAAGGCGGCGCTGGGGCGGCTCAGCGATGCCGAAAAAAAACAGTATATAAAATGGCTGGATTATCTCGATGCGCTCACCGCCATTGATACCACGGAGGCACCGGATATTAACTGGCCTGAAATACCGGCATGATTACGGCGGGCATTTGCCCGCTTTTTTTGTTTAGTGTTGTACAGCACCGCAACCATCCCGGATAGATAGCCGCGCGCCCGCGCAGCTTGGAAAATACACTCACCCCAACACCACGGAGTTAAACGGATGAGTGATTTTCATCATGGCGTGCAGGTCGTCGAAATTAACGACGGCACGCGTGTCATTTCCACCGTCTCGACCGCCATTGTCGGCATGGTATGCACCGCCAGCGATGCCGATGCCGCGACCTTTCCCCTTAACGAGCCGGTACTGATTACCAGCGTACAAAGCGCCATTGCAAAGGCCGGTAAAAAAGGCACGCTGGCAGCGTCCTTACAGGCCATCGCTGACCAGGCAAAACCGGTGATTGTCGTCGTGCGTGTCGCAGAGGGCACCGGCGACGATGAAGAGGCGGCGCTCGCGCAGACCATCTCCAACATCATCGGCACCACGGACGAGAACGGCAAATACACCGGCCTTAAGGCACTGCTGACCGCCGAAGCCGTCACCGGCGTGAAACCGCGCATTCTCGGTGTGCCGGGTTTCGACACGACGGAGGTGGCGACCGCGCTTGCGCCGGTTTGTCAGAAGCTGCGCGCGTTCGGCTACGTCAGCGCGTGGGGCTGCAAGACCGTTTCCGATGCCATTAAATACCGCGACAATTTCAGCCAGCGCGAGCTGATGGTTATCTGGCCGGATTTTCTCGCCTGGGACACCGTGAAAAATGCGACCGCCACGGCGTACGCCACCGCCCGCGCGCTGGGTCTGCGCGCCTACATCGACCAGTCGGTCGGCTGGCACAAAACCCTGTCTAACGTCGGCGTCAATGGCGTCACCGGCATCAGCGCGTCGGTGTTCTGGGATTTGCAGGAGCCCGGCACCGACGCGGATTTACTTAACGAGGCGGGCGTCACGACGCTGATTCGCAAGGATGGCTTTCGTTTCTGGGGTAACCGCACCTGTTCGGATGACCCGCTTTTCCTGTTTGAGAACTACACCCGCACCGCGCAGGTGATTGCCGACACGATGGCCGCCGCGCACATGTGGGCGGTCGACAAGCCCATCACCGCGACGCTTATCCGCGATATCGTCGACGGTATTAACGCCAAATTCCGCGAGCTCAAAACCAACGGTTACATCGTGGATGCGACCTGCTGGTTTGACGAAGAGGCCAACGACAAAGAGACCCTGAAAGCCGGAAAACTGTATATCGATTATGACTACACGCCGGTTCCCCCACTGGAAAACCTGACCTTACGCCAGCGCATCACCGATAAATATCTGGCGATGCTGGTTTCCTCGGTCAACAGCAAATAAGGAGCCTGACTAAATGGCAATGCCGCGCAAGCTCAAATACATGAATGTGTTCCTGAATGGCTACAGCTATCAGGGGATCGCCAAATCCATCACCCTGCCGAAACTGACCCGCAAGCTGGAGAACTATCGTGGTGCGGGGATGAACGGCGTCGCGCCCATCGATATGGGGCTCGATGATGATGCCCTGTCGATGGAATGGTCGCTCGGCGGTTTCCCCGATTCCGCTATCTGGGAGCTGTACGGCGCAACCGGCGTCGATGCCGTGCCGATTCGTTTTGCGGGCTCCTACCAGCGCGACGACACCGGCGAAACGGTTGCTGTCGAGGTGGTCATGCGTGGCCGCCAGAAAGAGATCGACACCGGCGAAGGTAAACAGGGCGAAGACAGCGAGTCGAAAATCTCGGTTATCTGCACGTACTTCAAGCTGACGATGGACGGCAAAGAGCTGGTTGAGATCGACACGCTCAACATGATTGAGAAAGTGAACGGCACCGACCGGCTGGAACAGCACCGCCGCAATATCGGCCTGTAATTTTTCAACCGGTCAGCGACGCTGGCCGGTTAACCCCATTCCCGATTAAGACGAGAACACCATGACTAACGAAAACGTGATCACCCTGGAAAACCCCATCAAACGCGGCGAGCAGGTTATCGACCAGATTACCCTGATGAAACCCAACGCCGGAACGCTTCGCGGTGTCAGCCTGGCCTCGGTGGCAAACTCTGACGTCGACGCGCTGATTAAAGTGCTGCCGCGCGTGACTGCGCCGTCACTCACCGAGCAGGAAGTTGCCGCGCTGGAGCTGCCTGACCTTGTGGCGCTGGCCGGTAAGGTGATTGGTTTTTTGTCGCCGAGTTCGGCGCAGTAACCTTCCCGCCCGACCTGTCAGTCGATGACCTGATGGCGGATATTGCGGTGATTTTTCACTGGCCGCCATCCGAGTTATTTCCCCTGAGCCTGACCGAGCTCGTTACATGGCGCGAAAAAGCGCTCCAGCGAAGCGGAAACACCAATGAGTGATGTGAAATTACAGGTATTGCTCAGGGCTGTTGACCAGGCGACCCGCCCGTTAAAGTCCATCGAAAAGGCCAGCAAAACGCTGGCCGGCGATATCCGGGCGACGCAAACCACATTACGTGAGCTCAACAGCCAGGCATCCAGAATCGAGGGGTTTCGCAAGACCAGCGCACAGCTTGCCGTGACCAGCCAGTCGCTGGCAAAAGCAAAGCAGGAAGCCGCCGCGCTGGCCGTCGCGTTTAAACAGACCGAAAGCCCGACCCGTGCACAGGCCGCCGCAATGGAAGCGGCGCGCAAAAATGCTGCCGCGCTCCAGCTTAAACATAACAGCCTGCGTGAAGCGGTACAGCGGACACGGCAGGAACTCAGCCAGGCGGGCATCAATACGCGCACGCTGGCCGCAGATGAGCGCCGCCTGAAAACCAGTATTGGTGAAACCACTTCGCAGCTAAACCGGCAACGCGAGGCGCTGGCGCGCGTCAGTGCGCAACAGGCCAAACTGAGCGCGGTTAAGCAGCGTTATCAGGCGGGAAAAGAGCTCGCCGGTCAATCGGCGGCGGTCGGCGCTGCCGGTGTCGGGATTGCCACAACCGCCACGCTGGCCGGTACGGCGCTGTTAAAGCCGGGGTTTGATTTTGCGCAGAAAAACTCCGAGCTTCAGGCGGTTCTCGGTGTTGCCAAAGACTCGGCAGAAATGACCGCCCTGCGTAAACAGGCGCGCCAGCTCGGCGATAATACTGCCGCCTCGGCTGACGATGCTGCCGGTGCGCAAATCATCATTGCCAAAGGCGGTGGCGATGTTGCCGCCATCCAGGCGACCACGCCGGTCACGCTGAACATGGCGCTGGCGAACAAGCGCACGATGGAGGAAAACGCCGGTTTGCTGATGGGGATGAAATCGGCTTTCCAGCTTTCAAACGATAAGGTCGCGCACATCGGTGATGTTCTCTCAATGACGATGAACAAGACCGCCGCCGACTTTGACGGCCTGAGCGATGCGCTGACCTATGCGGCACCGGTGGCAAAAAATGCCGGGGTGAGCATCGAGCAAACGGCGGCGATGATTGGCGCACTGCATGATGCCAAAATCACCGGCTCGATGGCCGGGACGGGGAGCCGCGCGGTACTCAGTCGTTTACAGGCTCCGACCGGCCAGGCATATACCGCCATCAAAGAGCTTGGTGTCAAGACCGCCGACAGCAAGGGAAACACACGACCCATTTTCACCATCCTGAAAGAGATTCAGGCCAGCTTTGAGAAAAATAAACTCGGCACCGGGCAACGTGCCGAATACATGAAAACCATTTTCGGCGAGGAGGCGAGCTCAGCGGCACAGGTGCTGATGACTGCCGCATCGACCGGCAAGTTAGACCAGCTTACCGCCGCGTTTAAGGCGTCCGATGGTAAGACCGAAGAACTGGTTAAAGTCATGCAGGACAACCTCGGCGGCGACTTCAAAGAGTTCCAGTCGGCTTATGAAGCCGTCGGCACTGACCTTTTTGACCAGCAGGATTCCTCCCTCCGCAAACTGGTGCAAACCGCGACCGGGTATGTGCTTAAGCTCGACGGCTGGATCCAGAAAAACAAGGGGCTGGCGCAGACGCTCACCACCATTGCGGCGGTTGCCGTCGGGATAATAGGGGTTGTTGGTGCAATTGGCCTGGTGGCGTTCCCGGTTATCAGCGGCATCAACGCCATCATAGCGATTGCCGGGGTGCTCGGCACCGTCTTCAGCGTCGTGGGTGGCGCGATCATGACGGTACTTGGTGCGCTCACCTGGCCGGTTGTCGCGATTGGCGTCGCCATCGTCGCCGGGGCATTGCTGATTCGCAAATACTGGGAGCCGATTTCGGCCTTTTTTGAGGGTGTAATCGAAGGGCTTAAGGCGGCGTTTGCGCCGGTCGGGGAATTATTCTCACCGATGAAACCGATGTTTGACTGGCTGGGAGAAAAGCTCAAAGCTGCGTGGGACTGGTTTACGAACCTGCTTGAGCCGGTGAAATCGTCTCAGGAGCAACTTAACGCCTGCAAGGATGCCGGGATGCGATTCGGCCAGGGGCTGGCGGATGCGCTGATGTTTCCGCTTAAAGCGTTCAACAAGCTGCGCGCGGGGATCGAGTGGGTACTGGAAAAACTCGGCGTCATTAACAAGGAATCGGGCGACCTCGATAAAACGGCGGAAAAAGCCGACGCTGCGAAAGCCAGTGCGACGCAAAACTCCTCAATCAGTAGCGGCGCGTATATCCCTGCAACCAGCACTTATGGCGGTTATCAGGTGTATCAGCCCGTTACCGCCCCCGGTGCCGGGAAAGCCTACACCGACAACCGGCAGAGCCATTACAACATCACCCTTAACAACGGCGGCGCACCGGGCGGAGACCTCGGGCGTCAGTTGCAGGATGCCGTTGAGAAAGCCGACCGGGACAAGCGCGCCCGCGAACGCGCCAGTATGCGAACCGACGGATAAGGAAAACACTGAGATGATGCTTGCACTTGGCTTTTTCGTTTTTATGCGTCAGACGCTGCCTTTTCAGAGCATGCAGCGCGACGCAGAATACCGCTGGCCGTCAAACAACCGCGTCGGCAAACGTGATGCCTTTCAGTTTCTCGGCGTTGGCGAGGAGAAAATCACGCTCAGCGGCGAGTTATTCCCGGAGCTCACCGGCGGGCATCTGACACTGACCTCGCTGCGCCTGATGGCGGAGGAGGGGCGCGCCTGGCCGTTACTGGCAGGGACTGGCCTGATTTACGGGATGTACGTTATCAACAGCATCAGCGAGACCGGCACCGAGTTTTTTGCGGACGGCTCGCCCCGGAAAATCACCTTCACCATGACACTGACCCGCGTCGACGAGTCACTCGCGGCGGTGTATGGCGACCTGAATAAACAGGCCGACAGCCTGGTCGGTAAGGCGAAAGAAGCCGCCACGAAATTAACGTCAAGCCTGGGGTTCTGATGTCAGAAATACTGTATAGCGAAGCGGGGAGCACTCTCACCCCCGCGTTTATGCTGAAAATTGACAGCAAAGATATTACCGGCAACATCAGCGACCGCCTGATTAGCCTGACCATGACCGACAACAGGGGGTTTGAAGCTGACCAGCTCGATATCGAGCTCAACGACGCCGACGGGCGTGTCGTTCTGCCGGTGCGCGGCGCAGTGCTGACGTTGTTTCTGGGGTGGAAAGGTTCTGCGCTTATTGGTAAGGGCAGTTTCACCGTGGATGAGGTTGAACACCGTGGCGCGCCTGATACCGTGACCATCCGCGCCCGGAGTGCCGATTTTCGTGGCTCCCTGAATTCCCGACGCGAGGAGTCATGGCACGATAAAACGCTCGGTATGATTGTCGAGACCATTGCGACACGCAACAAACTGACGGCGGCCGTTGCACCGGAGCTCGCAAAAATCGTTATTCCGCATATCGACCAGTCGCAGGAGTCCGACGCCAAATTCCTGACCCGGCTTGCTGACCGGAACGGCGGCGAGGTGTCTGTCAAAGTGGGGAAACTGCTGTTTCTCAAACCGGGCAATGCGGTCAGTGCCAGCGGTAAACCCATCCCGCAGGTGACCATTATCCGCAGCGACGGCGACCGGCATCAGTTTGCGATTGCTGACCGGGGCGCTTATACCGGCGTAACGGCGCAATGGCTGCATACCAAAGAGCCGAAGCCTAAAACGGTGAAAGTGAAGCGCAAGCCGAAAGAGCAGCACCTGCGCGCCCTGCAACACCCGAAAGCCAAAGCTGCGAAAAAGAAAGAGGACAAAGAACCGGAAGCGCGCGAAGGCGAATACATGGCCGGTGAGGCGGATAACGTATTCGCCCTAACCACTGTCTATTCATCAAAAGCTCAGGCGATGCGCGCGGCTAAAGCAAAGTGGGACAAACTACAACGCGGCGTTGCCGAGTTCTCAATAAGTCTTGCGGTCGGTCGCGCTGACCTGTACCCGGAAACGCCGGTTAAAGTATCGGGCTTTAAGAGCGTCATAGATGAGCAAGCGTGGATCATCACCAAAGTAACTCACGCGCTCAGCAACAACGGCTATACGACGGCCTTAGAACTGGAGGTGAAACTATCCGACGTCGAGTATGAGGCTGATGATAACGACAATGATGCAGACGACAGCGAAGATTAAAAAATAACCCGCTTCACGCGGGTTGTTTATTCTCTGTCCAGTTTATTTGGCTGGTTTAAATAACCGGGTTTTGGACAGCAACAAAGCTTTTGCGGGCTCGTCCATCAGCTTACCCATTTCACTACAACTCGCCGCCGGGTTCTCAAACGTGTAACCCGTCGCTTTAAACTGATTAACGACGTTGATCTCATTGATATTTTTTAAGAAAGACGCGGGAACATCTTTTGTCCATATAGGGGAACATATGCCTGATGTGGCTAAGGCTTCATAGGCTTCGGAAGGAATATTTTTCTCTGGCAGGACGATTGTTAAGGCTTTATCTGCCTGCGTGATGGCTGTTGGCTGCCAGGGTTTCAGGCTTTTTTGCAATAGCCTAACCGTATTGTCAGGCGTTCTTGCCATTACTGCAGAAGGTATTAGCAACAATGAACATAGCATACAATGTTTCAAAACAGACATAGAACATCCTTTTTCGGTTAATCTGAAAACATATATTACGATTTGTGAATAATAGGGTATGATGAGTTCACGTTTCGTGAATGGAGGTGAATCATGTTCCATTGTCCACAGTGTAAGCACGCTGCGCATGCTCGTACTAGTCGCTATCTTAGTGAGAACACAAAAGAACGCTACCATCAGTGCACCAATATCAATTGCAGTTGCACCTTTGTGACGATGGAGTCGATAGAGCGCTATATTGTGACGCCAGGTAAAATTGACCCTGCACCACCGCACCCAAATCAGACCGGACAGCGCCAATTATGGTTTTAA